TTGTGGGTTTAGAATTTTTACTAGACCCCATTCTTCCAATAGGTTTGCAATTGCATTACGTCTTTGTATATCATTCTCAGAAATGTTGGATGGTTTTCCATCTAGTGCAAACAGTTCTTTAAAATGAACAATGTAGTACTTACCTTGTTTATGTAAAATGTGACAAGATTGGTATAAAACTTTTTCTTTGCGTGAAGATACTCCGATCCGTGTTAAAGTTTCACGAACCTTTAAAAAATCATCTTGTTCATTGAGAGTGACCTCAATGAATTTGGCCAAATCAACCATATCATTTCCTTAATCCACCTGTGTCGGTTTGTTCTTTTAATTTTTGGATTTGTTCATTACTAAGGAGGCGCTTGGCTTCACGAGCTTTTTGGTCAGATAGTCCGAATACTTGCTTGATACATTCTAAATCTTCACTTTTTTCAGCCTTAACCCACTTAGCAAAAGGTCTTTTCTGTGACCTTATCGTATTTAGTAAAAAGTCATATTGCAACTTTTTATCAGCCAAATGCCTACGATTCATTTCATTGGCATATAAGATACAGTCTTTATGATAGGAAAGTGTACGATTAACCAGAAAAGGTGAATAATCTTTTTCTGTCAGTTCATCAACAATTAGATTCTTCTTATTTTGAAGAATTGAGTTTACATAGTCAAATGGATTACTCATAACATTCTCACTAAACCAATTGTATCAATGGTGGTTAGCAAGATGTAGTTAGCAAGCATGCCAAATGATTTCCTAGTATAACTAGCCCAAGCATACATGGCACAACCAGCGATCCACACAGGATAAAGAGCGAGAAGTGGAGGGTTGGGTACTGTAAGAGCCATCGTGATGGAGCAACCAATACTAACAGCCCAAGCAAGTAACTCAACAAAAAAGCGAATACGATTAGAAGTCCAGTCATCTTTAATCCATTGAAAGGTTGGTCGAAACAAATCTAAAATCATAACAATTCCGTTTCAATTTGGATTGCATAATGATTTTTTAACTCTAAGTAAGCTTTCAATACAGATGTGGGAATAATGCCACTTCCATATTGCTGGGTTGCTTGTTCGATAGCACTTACTAACTCTCTGGATAATTTAACTTCTGTAAATGATCCTCTTGGGTGAACTTCAAAGTCTTTCATACAAACTCACATTCTACCATTAATTCGGTTAAACAAGCCACAAGGTTGATTTCAGTATCAGCAACAAAGGCATTCTTGTATTGATAGTCAGCAATAATCACAACCGCTTGTGGGATTGATTGTGGTTTCATAAAGTCATACAAAGAATCATATAACTGACGGAACATTGTATTGGTGTCTAAATCAGTAGATGCAACCCATTTACGAATAGCAGTAAAGTCTTTGTCTTTGATGTGTTTAGTAATTTCAGTAAGTTGAACATTACCAATCTGTGCAAGAACACCAGTATCAATCTTACCAAACTGTGAGTATCGTTGCAACTCATTCAGAATACGGCGATTGTCAGGAAAGTGTTTCTTAATTAATTCTACAATTACCTTGTCATCATACTCAACTTTTTCACTTTGAAGAATTGACTGGACTCTCTTAAAGAACCCACCGGCCATCTGTGTCTTTTCATTGTTCTTTAGTGTAAAGTCAATAACCGCACAACGACTATGCAATGGTTCAATGATACGAGTTTTGTAATTACAAGTAAAGATGAACGAGCAGTTAACTGCAAATTCTTCAATTGCATTACGCAACGCAGGTTGTGTTGAGTTTGGATTTAGATAGTCTGCTTCGTCAATAATGATGACCTTACGACCACCAGACAATGACATAGACGAAGCATAGTTTTTAATCTTGGTACGAAATGTATCAATACCAGATTCATCAGAACCGTTAATGACCATGAAGTCACAACCGATTTCATTACACATGGCTTTGGCGACTGTAGTCTTACCAACGCCTGCACCACCACTCAACAATAGATTAGGAATAGTGTGTTGATTAACATATTCCTGAAATGGTTTTTTTAACCGCTCAGGTAGAATACAATCTGAAATTGTTTGAGGGCGATACTTCTCTGTCCACAATAAATGTTCCACAATTCACCTCTTTCATAATAAAATAATTCATATCAGGATTCAATAGCAACTCTGTGCCATTCATCACCGATTTTCATCCACAAACGATTGTCTTTACCGACAGTCATAGCAACCTTATGAGTAACTTCTTGATTCCAACCATTGACATAGAATGTATGTTGACCCATAGTTGGTTCTGGTGCTTTAGGTTTCTCACCATATGCACCTGTAAACTGAATTGTTGTTGCTTCTTTTGGTGGTGCGAGATGGCTAATGTCCTTATGTTCATTAGCCATTTCTTTCACTTGTCTATAAGAAGCAGCACCAACTACAAAGGCACCTATAATTCCTGCACCTCTTAGGAAATTACGCCTCTGTTCCATGATTAAGCCTTTTCAAACTTAGAACCAGACTCGGTTGTAATCCAGTATTGAAGTGGTGTATTTTTGTGTTGGAAGTGTGAAACACCTTTTGATGAGATTTTTACATCATATGCACCAGGTAGAATCTTGGTCAAGTTTTCTGTTTTGAAAACCATACGATACTTACTGCCATCACCATCAGTCAAATCAAGTGCATCGGTATGTGCAGAATCGTTTTGCAAGTCCAATGTGATAATTGAAACTTTCTTGCCATCAGATTCGATTGCAATTTGTGGTGAAGAAAGAACAGAAGCGGCACGGAGAACCCAATCAAAATCTTCAGCAGTTAAACCAAAGTTAATCTCAGGGTCAGGCATTGCAAGTGCTTTCTCTGGTGGTGTAACAATCATAGTAGGTTCGCAGAAGCGATACTTGATTTTAGAACGGCCTTTGTTGCCACAGATAACAACATGTTTCTCATCAAATTCAAATGATGGGTCGTCTTTGTGTAAAGATACAACCGACAGGAAATTGTTTAGGTCATAAACTCCAAACTCTGCGGGAATATCTTCTTTGATTGTAACTTCAGCAAGAATGTTCTTGTGTGAAGAAACTGTTTTAAGTGTCTTGCCTTTTTTGAACAAGATGCCTTGATTGATGGCACCGAAGTTCTTTAAGACGGAGATTGTTTCAGTTGATAATTTCATAATATAACTCCAAAAAATTTATGTATCCAAAGAATACATTGTATCATGTTCATATAGAAACATGAGGCAACACATAGCGTGTGCTAAGTGATGTTTGCCAGATTCAGGGTCAAGAATCTCACCCTTCTTCCATGCCCAAAGATGCCGTTGAAGTGCATCGTAATACCTGCGTTTTGAATCAGGTACTCTTTTCCAATTATCTCTTTCATACTTCTGAGCACCAAACGTCAGTACATCAACAGTAGCTTCAAGTGCAAGAGGTGGTAACAAACCAAATTCTAGTTTGTTACCATCAAATTTACGACCACCTGTTGTTGCAGTTTGTGAAGCTTTAACAACATCATCGACCATTATAGTTTTCCTGTGTACTGTGCAACAGCAGGCATATTACCAGTAAAGGCGTATGTACCAATGTGTTGTGTTTTCATCCAAGGACACAAGAAAATTTGTCCACCCATTTTGCGCCACAGTTGACAGAACATATAATCTTCTGATAGATAGCGGTCAGAACCACCACCAACAATAGAATCTTTGGTGTCAATTACAGTATCAAAGTATGCATGAATGTAACGTGAACCATCAAAGTTGGCTTGACCAACATGGTCTGGTTTGTAACGAATAGAAGGATATTCTTCTTTCATTTTATCAAACACATGACGTTTTACCATCATGTAACCTGTTCCAATTTCCATAACTTCTAATGGTTCTGTTACTTGGAACTGTTGTGTGCCTTTAACCACATTGAAAACATATTCACCAACAAGTGCTTCAAGTTCTTTAGGGTCAAGGTCAGGATGGTTACGAGCTGCAGTAGCAATGTTACCCCAATTCATTGACTTCTTAGGATAAGGACCACCGATAACATCTTTATCAAGTGCTAACAAAGCAATTACGTCTTGTGCATTGAAGTGAATGTCGCTGTCGATGAACAGCATGTGTGTGTAGTCTGTGCGTAGGAATTCGTCAACCAAATAGTTGCGAGCCCTAGTAATCAATGATTCGTTGAACAGGAAAGAAAACTTAATTTCAATACCATAACGGTGCATTGTTGTTTGTAAGTCTAAACAGGACTTCATATAAAGTCCGTGGTTCATACCGCCATACATTGGAGTGGCAACAAATAACTTATGTTGCTTTAATTCTTCTAGTTTAACTTGTATTTCCATAATGTACCCATAAAATAAAAAAGAGGAGAG